ACGAGAGTGGCCACAAGTGTCAGGATTGCCGGCAACACTTATAGGTTGTCCTTCAACCCGCACACTGCTAACACCAACTGTGGTTTTAGGAGCACTATGCGGCCCTTTGCCATGCTTGCTTACAGCCAGGTTGATTGTGGCAGTGGGGATTCCATTGGTTCGTACCGAACCTACTCCTGAAAGTATTTTCCCGCCGCCTGTGTCTGAATCACCCTGTCGCTGTACTGCTGGCATATTATCCTAGTATAAGTTTCTTCTCTGGTACTTTGATACCAGTTGTCGCTTCTAGATATTTCATTCTAACCGAATCATCAGTCTTTGATACCAATGAAATACTATTACTATTTAACTTAATTTCTTCCTTGGGATCTGCGGTAAACAAGCTAGGCACTAGACCCATACCTTGCGGGCCTGGGGCAATGCTCACTGGTTCTTCTAAAACAATCCAGTCCCCGCCAGATTGTTTTACTTTGGCAACCATTTCTTCGCCCGAGTTCATTTTGAATGTGTATACCTGGTTGGGTTCTAGTGCTAGTTGTGATGACATTACATGCTTTCTGTTAATTTTTCTTTGAGTTCTGTGAACCCACCAATCAATTCTCCGTCTAGGATAATCTGTGGTACTGTTCGTGCTGAAGGGATTGCTTCTAGCAATTCTTCTCGGGTATATCCATCTCCAATTTTCTTCTCTTCAAATGGGATACCCTTTTGTTTTAATAGTGCCTTTGCTTGATCGCAATAGGGACAGTGATATTTGCTCCATACAATAGCTTGCATTTTATTTTCCTTCTTTTGATTTATCGTAGGTCTTGGCAAAGATGTCTGTTTTTACAACACCATAATCGCCAGGGCCGTGTTTGACAATGTAGTCATTGCCTTTGGTGTATTCTAAATTGCCCCATGATGCTTTTACCATACCATCATGGTCAGCAAGTCGAGCTGTCTTCATAATTTTCTTGGGCGTAGCAGTGCCATCCCTGTTGTCGTCATAGTAGGCTGCAAACTTGATGGGACTCACAGGATACTTTTCGCCTTTGGGCCCAGTAATAATCTTGTGACCCACTGTGTACGCCACAGGGCCTTCTAGTGTTTCAACCGTACCGTTGTCAGTTGCTGTTTCGTAACTGATAGGTGTTGGATGTTTGTAGGTTTCAAATCCGCCTTGGGCGAACCAATTATCGTCAATCATAGGTCTGGTAACTCCTCATAGTCAATGCTGTCGCTCATTATGCCGATAACATAATTAGTCGATTCGTTCTCCTGCAATGCAGTTTGTTTCTTGCTGGTGTCAACGTGTTTGTTGAACCAAGGAATAGGTGTACTGCGTGGGGCAGGTTCCTGGTACTTGATACCAATTTCGTTGAGTGCGTTCTTGGCAGTGTAGTCCACAAAGTCTCTCAAGATGTTGGCGTTGAGTCCAATTACAGGACCAAATTTAAACAGGTATTCGGCCCACTCTTTTTCTTCACGGATCACATCCAAGTACAGTTGGTACACTTCTGCTTCGCACTCTGCCTTGACGGCAGCAAAGCGTGGATCTTCTTTCACAACTTGATTGATCAAGAACGCAGTCCACTCTTTGTGTAGCAGTTCATCTTGCAAGATTAGTTGAATGATGTTGCCGTTGCCAATGAAGATCTTGTTCTCTACCATGGCCAATGAAGTAGCAAAGCTAACCATAAAGCGGAATGCTTCCAGTGCGTAGGAGGCATGTAGTGCCATGTAGATCGCCTTGATGTGTTCCTGTTCGGTTACCTTTTCATCTAGTTGTTTGCGACAGTTGACCACATGCAACTCTTCGTAATAATTGCCAACGCTACTGGCCATGTCTACAATCTCTTTGGTATCGTGGATTGTGTTGAACACATCCTTAGGCACATTATAGATGTTGCGGATGATGTGACTATAACTTCTTGAGTGAATATTTGTTTCAAAGAATGTCCAGTTGTAGACCAGGGCTTCTAGTTCTGGCAGACTCACAACTGGTGTAAAGATCTGGCTTGGGCCACGTCCTTGCAAACTGTCCAGTGCTGTTTGTCGAAGCAGATTTGATGTAAAGATATGCTTCACAGTGTCTGACGCATCTTTAAAGTCTTGTGAATCTTTGGTTAGAGAGATTTCTTCTGGTACCCAAAAGAACCCACGTGCCTCTTGCTCATACTTGGCAATCTTGTTGTACTTGACTTCTTCAAAACGTTGAATGGTTACAGGACCTGCAGGGTCCAAGAACATTTTGCGAGTTAGATAATCTGTTTTGGTGTTTAAATTGTATTGTGCTTTGCTCATTGAAATGGTGCCCTTGGAATAATAATAATGTTTGGAACTTTGTGACTCTTATGTTCATGTGGCTTGTTTGGTGTGCCATGAGGTTTGTTGTGTGCTTTCAGATCGGCTGACCCCAATGCTTGATCATAGTTGACTGCGCCTCTAAAACAACCAACAGCATATGGGAATTCACGGTTCAAGTGATAGTGATAGATGTTCTGCATCTTGCCGTCCCACATTACTGGATGAGTGTGTCCGTGGCATTCATCCAGTTGATCATTGGTAACCATTTTGCCATCGTCACCTCTAGGGCCATAGATACCAAAGCCATCTAGTGCATAACCAAACAGTGGTGAATGACCTTCTGTGCCTTGATTAGGGAAACACTTCCACGAATAACCGTGCAAGTGATATTGTTGAGCATAAGGATGACCCCAGCATTGGTCAATTGGTAGTATTGAAGCTGGTGAATACCATGCTACATTACTAGCGTTTGCAATCTCGGCATGCCATACCGTGCCTGTGAGTGTGACACCAATTGGCAATGCGGCAATGGGATTTGGCTTGGCACTGACTTTGGGATATTTAGGTAGTTGAATATTCAACTCATAAGGACTGATGCCAATAGCCGCGGCACTTGAATAGTCTGAACCAGGAATGCCTGTTCTAAAATCATGTCCACCGGGTGCAACACTGTAATACTTGTATGCTTCAGTTCCTTGTTGTACTGGAAAGTCGCCCATTGCAGTGTTTGGTAATCCGTTGCCTACAAAATAACGATACCGGGCATCTTCGGTTATAGAGAACACACTACCTTCTTTTGCGTAGTCTTTCGCATACTTAGTACCACTCACATATGGCATCTTAGAGATAACCACTGTGTTGGTTGACGTATCCATCCAGGGCTGGGTGCTTATTTTAAATCTTGTGTTTGCAGGAACCACAGCAAGAAAATCTGCAGCCATGTATAGTCCATTCCGTTGAGCCTGATACGGGCTTATGGTTCCGGCGCTTAACAATGTTGTTGGTGCGTCTTGGGCCGCAACCACATGACTACACAGCGCCAATAATAATGCTAATAAGATTTTTTTCATTTTGTTTCCGTTATAATTTACATGCTTCGCAGTCTTCCTCAAGATCAAAATCAATTTCCTCCAATGGAGCAGCCTCGTCAGCCTTTTGTTTTGATCCTGCTTTGTTGATTAGACTGTAGTAGAATGTTTTCAATCCCCAATAGTGTGCCTGCATCAAGTTCTTGGCAATCAAGGTTGTGGGAACCTTACGGTCTGCAAAGTGTGCGGGATTGTAAAATGTGTTTGTGCTGATTGACTGATCAATGTAGGCTGCTAGTACTGCCGCAGTCTTCAAATAACCAGCACAATCCTTTTGTGCCCACATCTGTTGATACTTGTTTTTCAACTTATGGTACTCGGGCACAACTTGTGTGAGTGATCCTGCTTTGGATTCTTTTACACTGATTAGACTCATGGGCATTTCAATACCATTGGTTGAGTTGATCACAACTGAACTAGATTCCACAGGAGCAATGGCCATTTGTGTGGCATTACGCACACCATAACTGCGCATTTCTGCACGTAAGCCTTCCCAGTTCAGTTCGGGTGTGAAGTCTGTCAAGTCGTTGACACCTTTGGCTCGCAATTCCCAAGGGAAGATGCCTTTGCCGTAGCGTGTCTTATCCGAGTCTTTGCAACGACCACGTTCCTTGGCCAGTTCAACTGATGCTTCAGTTAGGTAGTAGGCTTGATGTTCCATCCACGTCTTGACTTCAGCCAAGGAATCTCGTTCTCCGTAGCGGAAGCTTCGCTTGGCGTGCCAGTAGGCAAGATTGGTGACTCCGATTCCAAGAGGTCGAATTTCATCGTTTGACAACTTAGACTGAATTGACAAGAAGTCTTGATAGTCAAGAATGTTATTGAGGCTACGATGCAATATGCGGCAAGCACGGCGCATGTCTTCTGGATTGCGGAACGCACCCCAATTGATTGAGCCCAAGGTACACAAAGCGATACGACCATCGCTGTCATCCAAACGTTTAAAGGATTTAGTAGGTAAAAGAATTTCACAGCATAAGTTACTCTGGTAAATTGTATGATACTCGGGATCAAATGGTCCTTGTTTCATTACGTTGTCAACGAACACCAAGTAGATACGACCTGTGTCTGTTCGCTCTTTGAGGATGCCGCCTTTGAACACTTCTTCAGCACTCATTGTTTTTGTGCGCAAATCTTTGCGCTTTTCGTATTCACAATAGAGTTTTTCAAAGCGTTCTGTATTTTGATAGAATGCTTCGTACAAGTCGGGCACTTCATTGGGATCAAAGAATGTTATGTTTTCTTTGTTCTTGAATCTTCTCCAGAAGAATGCACTAAGAACAACCCCATAGTCCATGAACCTGACACGGGTTTCGTCTGTTCCTTGATTGTTTTTAAGTACGATAAGATCATCAAACTGATGATGCCAAATAGGATAGAATACAGTAGCACTTGCATTACGAATGCCTCCTTGTGAGCAACTTCTTAAGTCACCAAACCATTTCTTTAAGAATGGTATCATGCCTGTGTGCATGATCTCGCCACCACGAATGGGCGAGCCCAACGGACGCAGTCGTCCAATTTCTAAACCAATGCCTGCACGTTTGCTGGCATACTTGGCCATCATTTCTCCGGACGCGAAAATACTGTCCAAATCATCATCCGAACGAATAAGAACACAACTACTAAACTGTTTAGTAGGTGTACCAAGCCCTGCCAACACAGGCGTGGCCAATGTAAAAAGTCCGTCGCTGGCTGCTGTGTAATACTCTTTGATGTAGCGCATTCTCGCTGAGTTCGGTTCTTCTGCGTGAAATACAGTAGCGGCCGCGACCATGTATCTAATTTGTGGAGTTTCATATATTTGTTTGGTACTACGGTTCTTAACCAAGTACTTCTCTATCAATTGTTCGATCGCCGCATATGAATATGTTTCGTCCTTGGAGTGGTCTAGCATGTCGTTCATGCGGTTCCAATCTTCCTCTGAATACCACTCCAGCAACTCTGGAGTGTACAAGCCAGTGGCCACATTGGTTTTTACTATTTCGTACAAGTTTGGTGGCGTGTAACTGCCATACACATCTTTACGCAACATGCTGAGTCGTTGCTTGCCCGCAACAAACTGATAGTTGGTGTGCCCCACATCAGGGTTTGACTCTACGTCAATAAGGTCAACTATGGCACGTAATGTGATTTCATCAATCTCCTTGGTGGTAATTCCATCATAAAAATGCAACTGTGCCTTGATCTCTACCATGCTTTGACTTACATCTGCTGTGCCTGCACAAATTTTAGCAATCTGTGTCTGCCATTTTTCTAATGCCAATGGCTCTCTACGCCCTGAGCGTTTTACTACTGTTATTGTTTTCATTCTACTCCTACTTTATTTGTAGTTTTATTTGGTTTTGTGTTATCTGATGCCGAGTCTTTTTGGGACTCTGGTTGATATTTACGACAATGTCTCGGTCCCAATTCAATATATATTTTTCTTGGCTCACTAGGACTAAATTGTCGCTATCCACCTCTACAAGCATCGCATCCTGCAGGTCTGGCCTATCAACTATAGCTATAGTATACATGATTCCCAGCCCGCGAGCAAGTGAACAGTAGGTGTTATCTTCAAGTAGTTGCCAGGGATCTGGCCAATTTGCTCGATCATCCCAGTGCAAATGATATGGTTGCCACGGAGTGCCGAACCACCAGGAGTTGATGTTTTTTACCACAGACTCAACATCGCCGGTTTCACAGCGGCGACGAAGTTCAGTCCAGGCAGCGAGTCTCTCGCCAAAAGTCTTGGGCCACATTAAGATAAGTGCGTGATTGAATATTTAATTGCGCCGGCAGTACCAGTGCTCGATGAAGTGTAAGACACTGTTACATTGCCACCTGCCTGTGATGCTATCATGGTGATTCCGGTTGATGAATTTTCTGCATAGTCATCTGAATAGGTAAACGCAGTACCAGACACGATATTCATAGTTCCGCTTCTGTAAGAAGTATTTCTTGTGATAGCATAGTCAACTTTAAATGCTGTGATAGGATCGCTCAATCCAGTATTAACCACAAACAAATTTCCTGATGTGTTGTCTGCTAGTACATCTGCTACACCAGTGGTACGAGTATACTCGCCCAATTGCATTTGATTGGCAATAGTAGTATTGGCAACACCATTGGTTAGATAACTTACGCCACGAATGTTCATGCCCAACACAATAGACCCTGTGTTGTTCAGTGCCACTCTAGGATGACTAGTGGAGTCAAGAGTATTGCGCTCAAACAAGTCACCGATGCTGAGATTGTTATCAGTATCAATGTCAATCACTGGTGTAGTAACCACGCCCAGGAATATGTTACCAACATCGTAGAAAATATTATAAGCAGATGCATTTAGTGTAGCACCCGAAATTACTATGCCTTCGTGATAGATATTATCAAAAATGTTTTCTACAATTCGTACACCAGTGGGATTGGTGTCTAACACCACACCTTGATACAATATATTGAAATAACTTCTGCTGATGGTACAACCTCTGATCACTTGGTCAGTACTAATACCATACGTGGCGCCGTTGAATGTGCATCCATCTATGTTGATTTGTGTACATGGCAAACTTCCGGTACTGGCAAAATTCACACAAGACAAATTGTCACTGGCAGTGCTTGCATCTGCCACAGTGAACGGTCCGGTAAAACCAACATTGGTCATAGACATATTGTTGATGTCTTCGATCAAACAAATGTTGTGACTGCTACTGCTGTCGTTAGCAGAATTAACTGTGGCAAATCCCAGACTGGATATTTCAACATTCTGCGGAGGCGTAGCGCCATTTGTACCAATGTCTACTCCGGTTTGTTGCAGGCTATCTGCTGTTCTGACCACATACTCGGGCAAATTTCCCGGTGTAGTTGAACTCTGATTAAGTTGCCAATATGTAGTATCAGTCGGTGCAATAGAACTTCCTGGGCTGGCCGGGTCTTCAGCTGGCACATTAGACAAAGCACGATAATAACTGCCAGTGACATTGTAACGAACCAACACACCTTCGGCATAAGCAGTAAGTGGTACCCAGTCGTTTACCTCAAAGTATATGATACTGGAATCGGCCCCTTCGCCATATAGTTTTGCAAATGGTGGCACCAGTATTGTATCAGTTACCAGGTATGTACCTGCAGGGAAGAACAAACTTCTGCGCACCTGTGTGTTGGCCTGTCGGCAATACAATTGATACAGTGCTCGGTTAATGGCTGCGGTATCATCAGTAACACCATCACCGGTGGCCCCAAAGTCTGTGACAATAGCATAACTGTCTAGCCTGCTTTGGATACTCTGTGTCACTGGCGAACCCGATGTGGCACCTGTTTGTACTGTGTACCCGCCAGCATTGCCTTGATAGGTGTAGGCAGTGACATAACTCAGTAAATCTGAGAATTCTGTCAGAACTTCGGTGTTTCCAACAGCAGGAGCACCTTCTGCCAGTTCGCCATTGCCAATGTAGAGTTGTCTGGTATCAACGGCCCAACCTAGTTCTGCTGAAGCCAATGGCTCAGGTAAGTCTGTTTTAAGACCTTTTCGTTGTGTAATTCTAGATATTTGTAAAATGGCCACGATGATTCCTCAATTGATCACGTATTTAGCAGATAATACTGTTCAACCTTGCGCCACCACAAGTCTCTATATTTGTCGTACTCAGCACCTTCTAGCACAAACTCTTGATATTCTGGGGGTTTAATGATGTTAAATTGATCGTCAAGATCTGGCTTGACGCACATTAGAATAACACCCTTGCGTATGCGTGTGCCGTGCAATTCATTGTGGGCTTCTGCATAGGCACACAATTGCATAAAATATTCATCAATCCATTCACGCTTTTTGGGCTTGTTGGTTTGTTTGTAGTCCAGGATAGCTTCTTCATTCAAGTGTACCCCTGCTCCGTCTGTTGTACCTGCATAGATACCTGGAAAGTATAGCGGAACTTCAATTCCCCAAAACTCTGACACATTGCACAGTCCTTTGTCCACAACAACTTGAGCCATGGCATGACTGGGCCATGAATAAGGATTTGTGCCCGGTTCTTTGATCACACCATCACGCACATACTGCTCAAGATATGTGTGCATACGTGTGCCACGATTGGCAGCTTCTGTGGTAATCTGTTGTGCCTTTTCTGCACCCACACTTCGCCGCCACCGATTGAGAGCTTCAATTTTGTCCGGGCTTTTGGTCTTGTCAAGTATAGTAGTTACACTAGGAAGATTTTGGCCATCTGGCGTGGCATAGAAACGCTTGCCCTCTAATACCACACGTGGGATGGGCTTGTAATCAAATTTTGGATTGTACATTGTTAAGTTAAGTCGTGTAAGCCGTATGCAATATCATGTACTGGTCGGGCGGTGTTGGCTGTGTTATAAAAAGAGTGATATGTTTGTTGATCTTCGGCAGTGAGTAAATCATACAATCGAGAATTAAGCACAAAGCTGTTGGTGCCGGTTCTTTTATCGTAGTCAGCACTGAATTGCAAATAGTCTGTGAATGTTTTTTCTGGTATTGCAGCCGGTTGTTGCAATAATTCCAACATACTTTTGAAATATTCATGTTGTACTTGTGTAGTAGGATACTGTTTGAACAGCGGGTGTTCTACCACTTGTTTCAATAGTTCTATCAGCTGAGGACGATACCTGTCAGGCAAGGTTTCTACCATGATAGGTGCAGGCCTATTGATGTGTGTGGTCTGCAAATAGATGTCGACTGCGTTTTCATTACACCAGGTGTGCCAAAAATCCAGCCAGTCATGTGCATAGAATATATTG